GATTCCGGGGATGCCGGACGTGCGGAACCCCTCGGCTGCTTTGTCATGGTCCCCTCTGAATCCTTCTGTAACGGCACTCCATAAACTTTCTCCTTTCCATTTATCCGGCGTAGCACGCTCACCATTTGGCAACTCAACGCGACCACTTTCATCTACAGGAAAAGATAAATTGTCTCTTACGTGCTGGCTTTGTTCACTCAGCGGCTTATCCCAGTCGAGAAAATGCTCGGGGTTGGCGGCGATCTTGACTTGATACATATGCCCTTCTAGCGGGGTTGATGTCACATCCCAATAGTCGCCAAAATTGATAAATTTTGATCCATCCTTAAACTCAGATATCTTAGCCCCAGATCCTGATGGGTCATCATAATTCTTTACGGAAATACTATTCGCTATTTTCTCAATATTTCTTCCACTCGGATGGTCAAACGATGATCCATCATCTCGGAACATTGCGGACAATCGGCTAGCGATGTCTATTCCATTAGCCGTGTTGCCTGCCGTTAGTTGGTTAATCCCACTAAGTTGGTCTCGATAATTTTTCGCAATCCCCTCATTTTCAGCGAAATAGAGCCCATGCCCGTAAGCCTGATTGCCCTCGCCAGTCCCTATCTTGCTGAGGTCGAACTTATCGAAGGAATGAGGCGAGCCATGATAGGCGATGATGCCCGGCTCGGGTTCCGACGCGCTCGACGCCGCACCTCCCGGACCTCTCGGTCGCAACTGCATTTCGTCGGGATAGTCTTGCGTCAGTTTCGGCGAGAGGCTGGAGCGCTCGCTTGGCGTCAGCCATGCCCGGCTCTCGACGTTCCGGGCCTCGGTCTCGCCCATCAACCGACGATAGCCTTCATATCGGGCTTGCGCCTCAAAGTCTGGCAGCGTCCTCTCGACGACACCCTGAATTGCTTGGTATCGAGGATTGCTCAGATAGTTCGGATCAGCCCGCACAATATCGGCCGCCTCGCCTTTGATCGCCTTCAAGTTGGCCCATGCCCGCTCCAAGTCCGGCGTCAATGCGAGCGGCGACTGAGACACCGAAGCGCCTTTCCCAAATCCTTCGATATCCTGGACGCCATGCTGCGTCTCATGCAGCGATGTCCTGAAAACATCTTCGCCGCCTGGATCGAGACGCATTTCGGAGTGACCCAGCATGTCGCCCGCTGTACGCGCTCGCATGTTCTCGGGGATCGCCGAGACCTGTGTGTAATTCAACTGCGGATAGGCGTCATAAAGGGCCTTGTGCTCAAGGACATCGGGGAGGAGTCCTGTCTTGCCGGCGTCGATATCGGCCATGCCCCTCGGCGCGAGCGAGGCCGCATGGTCGGAAATCTCATAGCGCCATTTTCCGTCCGCACCGGTGAACCATCCCGTAGCGTCGCGGATTGCCTCTCGCTCCGCACCTTTCGCCGCCATTCCTTTGGCTATATCAAGCGCCACGAGGTCCGCCGTCCGCGACATCGGCCCAGCGAAGATCGCCAATACCGATGCGCCCGCGTTGAGCGCCGCCCCACGATAGTCGCCCTGTCCGAAGTCTCGCCCGGCGTCGTGGATCGACATGCCCACACCGAGAGGCGAATTGCTGACGACGTTCGCCAAACCAGTTCCAAAGTTCTCGGCACTAGCGCGCGACGCGCCGAGCGCCTTCATTCCCTCGCCAGCGTCAACCCGCAATCGATCCGCCGCATTTGGCTCATAGCTCGACAATGTTCCGCTCGATGCGAACGGGCTATCGGCAAATGTCGGCGGCGCGCGATCGAACGGTGACGGCTGACCAGCGAATGGATCATGGCCGACCGGCGTCAGTGTGTAATCGCCGAAGTCAGGCATTGCCCACCTTCTGCGCGCCCCTCGGGTCGAGCCGGTGATAGCGGCCCGACTTGTCCTGGATATACATCTTGCCGTCCGGTGCGCGGCGCGCGCGCTGCATGACGGCGTTCATGAGCGACTGAGCTTGCTGAGGCTGCATCTGCGGGGCTTGCTGACCTTGCCCCGGCTGCGGCTGGCCTTGCGGCTGCTGAGGCTGTTGCGGATGCATGAGGCCCATCGCCTCGGTCCATATGTCCTTTTGGAACTGCGCCGCGGCGAGTTGCGTCTCGCCGGCTACCTGTCCGGTTTCCGCAATGGCCTTCTGAGCTTTGGCGTCTGACTGACGAGCGTCGGCCGCCGTCTTGGCGTTCTTCGCGACCTCGCCTTCCATCTTGAGCTTCGCAGCGACCTGGGCGAGTTGCTGCGCTTGCGGGTTCGGCGGCGGCTGCATAATCGAGAGGATGCGCTGTTTCTCCGCGCGCGGAAGCGGCGAGAGTTCGATGAGCACTTGCGGCGGGAACGTGCCGGGCGGATAGCCCTTCAGCGCGTCGTAAGTGTCCTGCATCATGTTGGCGACGTCAGCACCTTCCTCCAAGATGATATCGACGTCGAGAGCGCCGAGCGCGTTGACCATCGCCGGTCGGCCCCATTGGTCGAAGCCAACCCCGTTGACCTGAATAAACTGCGCCTTCTGTTGGTCGTTATCGAGCATCCGAAGCCAACGCTCGGTTTTCCAATAGCGCTGCGCCGTCGTCCAAATCGCACGGTACAGTCCGAGAACCCACTGTCGTCTCGCCAGAATGAAAGGCCCAAGCGAGGCCATGCCGGGCTGGCGAAGCAGTTCGATCGCGCGCCCCGAAATGTTGGCGATCGGAGCGCCGGAAATCGAGGCAACGTTGATGTTGGCGAATCGGTCGATCTCGCCGCCTGCATCCTCGCCAAACTTGATGAACGCCGTGAGGTCGCCAGTCTTGTCGTCGGGGATGAGCTTCTTGCCGGGATTCAACTCGACATAGCCGTCCGGCCGCGACCACTCGATGCGCGCCTTTTCAACGTCGTCGACTGCGCCCTTTTCGCCGATGAGCCGGCGCGAGTTGGCGAGGTGAAGCGCCTTGCTCTTGGACTGATTTAGGCTGTCCTGCGGCCCGCGAAGATTGCGGACGAACCCGTAGCGGTCGCCGTCATGGTCGACCGCGACCGAATACATGTGGAATGGCGAAACCCGATTCCCCTTGTCGTCGAAGAATGGCGACAGCCCCTGGTCGAGCAGAACCGTCGAGACGTAGAACGCCCAACGCCACTGCCCTTTGAACTTGTACCAGTGCTCGACCATGCGGACGCGTTGCTGCGCCGTCATTACCCACTTGTATTCGCGGTCGGCGTTCGTCGTCAGGTCGCTATCACCCTCGACGAGCCCGCGAATCTGTTCGGCCTTGTCGGGAAAGAGCGACTGCGCCTCGTCGAGGTCCATCCACTTCGATATGCCCTCATATCGATTGTCGCGGAAATCCTGCCGATACGACTTCGGATCGTAGAAATATTCGTCGCCGATAACCCAAGTCAGGCCGATGTCAGGGTCTTGCTGATCGCCTTGCGTGAGGATCATCTGAACGCCGGCAATGCCATCGATCCCGGATTGCAGCAAGCACCACGGCTCGATGCCCTTCCAGTCGTTTTCCTCCAGCACGAAGCGAATGACTTGCGTCGCGAGAGCGGAGCCTTGCTCGCTCTTGGCCGACCTAGGGACGGCTTTCGGGTCGGAGCGCTGGCGCTCGACGACGCCGACAATTTGATTGATCTTTTCGTTCGTGCGGTTCCACGTCGTCGCGGGCTGGCGACGCTTGCGCAAGATTTCTATTTGCTTCGCCGTGTATTGCGCACCATGATAATAGCGCCGGCTGTCTTTCTGCTCTTCGATCTCGTCGACCTTCGTGGTCAGATAATCCACGTATTGATCGCGCAATTTGCGCACGTCGAGAAACTGCTCGTCGTCATCTTGGGCCGGGACCGGACGCGCGGCCACCTTCGGCTCGGCGTTAATCAGCGGGGTGAGCCTAGCTGTGTCCGCCGCTTGAAGATGATCGAGAATTTCAGCCATGCGTCAGAACTACTCTTGCTTGCCGTGCCGCTTGGCTTCGGCGTTCATGAGCGCCTTCTCGGAGATATGCCCCGACTTGCGCAGGCCGCGCGTCTTGTCGGCCAACTCGCTATGCGTCTTGGCCTTCTTCTCGTGGTGCTTGGCGATGGCCTCGACGAACTTCGGATTGCCCTTGATCTTCTCGGCGCGCTCGATATGCCGGCCGGCGTCGTCGAGTTCGTATTCGTCCCACGGACCGTCTTTGCGCTCATGCGGCTCGACGTATTTGTGAGGTTCGGATTCGGTTGCGTTCGGAGGGCGGGGCATAGTCATGTCCAATCGTTGCGATCGGCCAGCTTGTCGAACTGGCGCTGAGAAATTTTGCCCGACTTCAATGCGGCTTCCGCCGCCGTCTGCTCTTCCGACGCCGGCTTGCTTTCGCCCTTCGCGCCGAGGATTTCTTTCAAGTCCGCCAGCGCCTCGTCGAGCACTTCTACGGGCGCCTCGAGGTAATAGCCTTCGACGAGCCCGGCAATGCGCTTGGCCTCTTTGATCGCTTCTGCCGCCGTCTTGCCCGTCGCCACAACCGCACCGACTTCCGGCATACCACAGAGTTGCGGGACTATGTAATGTTCACCTTCAATCACCGTGTAATTGCGGAGTTTGACGTTGCGGCGAAGCTCGGGCGGGAACGTGATGTGCGCCCAATTCTTGTCGGCCCATTCGCAATGAAGGATGACTTCGGCCCCCCACGGCGCGCTATACTCGGGCTCGATCATGATGCCCTCAGCGCCAAACCAGATGACCTCGGCGAGGTTCGTGATCATGTTTTGGTAAAGCTCGCTCGGCGGCGAGCCGGCGCGCGCCGTCATGTCGATCGGATAGCCGACTCCGTTTTTGTCGATACGGACCTCGGTCGACCAGAAGCCGCGATAATTGTAGCCCTTGAGCGCCGGCTTCAACCCGTCGTTGACGGTGCGAACTTGCTCGGGAAGGTCGGCGTACTTGATCGTCCGGCCAACGTAGCCCTTGTCCTTGACTTCGATCCCGACAAGCCCGACGCGCGGGAATTGCCCGTCAATGCAGAATCCGTCGTATCCGGTCTCAGTCGCGTCGGAAATTCCTTTCTCGACGATGAACTTCATGATCTTCTTTTTCGCGCCAAGATTGTGCTCAAGCTCGTCAAGCCGCGGCTCGATCTTCTCATACGTCGGCGAGTGAAACGTTTCCATGTCGCCGCGCGTCGAGTTGATCTTGATCCAATAATCTTCATGGGTCTTGAGATATTTGCGCAGCGCGTCGAGGCCGATGATCTCCTTATAGTCGCCGATCGGGATTCCGGCCTTCGCCATGATCTCCTTCGCCTTGGGGCGGTCGAGTTCAAGCTCGGCGCCGCGGCGGCAACCCCAAACCCGCTTGCCCTGAGACGCAAGATAGCTTTGGAGGTCGCCTTCGTAGCAGTCGGGGAAAACGTACAGGTCGATCTCGTTGTTCTCGATGAACGGCCACGGGTCGGTTACGCGCTCGATAGTCTCGTCTCCGCCGCCGATCAAGAGGCCGCGCGAGGTAGGGTATCCACTGGCCCAAGGTGCGAAATATAGCACGCGTCCGAAGTCCTCAGCGAGCCGGCGCGCGATCTCGACGAAGATGCCTGAATCGTAGACCAAGACCGTGAGGCGTTTCGGATCGAAGTCGGCCATCACGCGAGCCTCAGCATGGAAAAGTCGCTCCGGTCGATAAACTCAAGCCCGTAGCCCTCGACGATCGGCGCGATTTGGTCGGCGCTGAAATGACGGCAGGACGCGATGAGGAGATAGGCCCCTGTATGTAAATCCCACGTGTCGAGAGCAAGGAAACTCTCGCTAATTGGCTGAATAATAGTCGTCCCTTGGCCTCCCTTGCCGTCCTCAGTCGGATAACGCCACACAGTAGCGTCGCCGGCTGGCGTCATCCCGAGCGCGAAAGTTAGGTCCATAAGAAATGCGCGCCAGTCCCATTCGCGCCGCTGGCCGCGCAAGGCGAAGCCCTGCATGTGGATTCTCTTGCCGAGCGTCACTTCATCGTTCACCTGGATCGCCCTTCATTTTGTCGAGCTGCTTCGGGCTGATCACGCCGCGGAAGGCGAGTTTCTTCGCGCCCTTGGGAAGACGCTTCGGCTTGCCAGAGAATGTAACCGATTTATTATTCGTCGAGGTCGCCGATTGAGCCATCGTCTTCGTCCTCATCGTCGGCGTAATCTAGCCATTCGTCGGGCCGATCGAAGGCGTCTTCGTCGTCGGGGATGATGATAAGAAGCTCGTCGTCATCCGTGGCCGCGTCTGGCATAGCCGATTTGGTCGCCCGCGACAATAGCCCAAAGAGTGTGGTCCCGCCAAACATCATTGACTTTCCCATAGGATCGAGCGTCGCCCTCGTATGAGAATCCGCACGCCTTGAGGAGCCGCTGGGAAGGCGCGTTCGACGGCAGGGTTGACGCCTCTACCCGGTGAAGTCCTATCGGCCCGAGCGCCCAGCGCAAGCCGGCAACGGTCGCGTGATAAGCGAGGCCGGAACCGGCAAACTCACGACCGATCCATCCCTCGACAACAGCACTCTGAGCGCCACCACGCCGGACGCCTTGAAAAGACAGGAAGCCAAAGAGCGCATCGTCTCGCTTTCGGAAGGCGAAAAGCGAATAGGCTCGGTCGTGCGCGAGTTCGTCATGCCATCGGACGAGATTGCGCGTGAACGCCTCTGGCGTCGGCTCACCGAATTCTGCCTCGTATGGCGACACGAAGTCGCGCGACCCGGTTCGGAGCGCCGCCCATGCCTCATAGTCGGCCAGGAACGGAGGGCGAAGATAGATGCTTTCGCCGATGATCACAATTCAGTCCTTGCGCTTGTCTCAGAATTGTCCCGTAATTGTCTTATGAGTAACATCGGACGGAGATTTCTCAATGTGGACAGCCGCGATGGCGACGGAGCGCCGGATAATGAAAAGCCTGGGCGACAGCGGATGGACCTGCCAGGGACAGTTCCATCCGTGCCGGTGTTACGAGGAAACACTACCACAAGTGTCCTACCGCACGCCCCGAAAGTGTCAACATCCGCGCGAGCGGAACCGTTGGGTGAGCTACATGCGGTTCCTGCGAAGAGGGGGCGACCCCGCATTGAGGAAGCGGCCGACACATTGACGGCGCAAAAGCCATGGGCCGGGCTCATGAGCCGATCGACTTGGTATCGTAGAAGGAAGGAAGAGAAATGATCGACATCATAGCGGCGGCTATCGGTAAAACAATCCCTGGTTATGACGGGGCAATACCCGGCGACAGTATAATGGCAAGCACACTTCGCGATGCGGCGAGAGCCGTATTGGCTGAATTTACCAAACACGACGGCATTGCCGAAGTTATTCCACCGCATGACTACAAAGCTTTAATCGCTTATCGTCAGATGAAAGCGCTAGAAACCATCGCTAATCATATATGCAATGAACAATCTGATAAAAAACAGAATACAGAGTCTACCGAGGACGATGTCCTCATTGATTTAGAGAATTTACTAAGGAAGCATGGTTTTTCGTTAAATAGTTAATACATCATATTCCTCATGTTCGCGATGGACGTCCGAATATCCATCGCGAGCCTTGGGCTTCTCAGCGCTCGGTCCTTGGCCAGACAGCATCTTGTCGACGAGTAGGCCAATCTTTCCAAGCGCGTCGACCTGATCGTCGTGGACCCCGGCCGGGAACTTGAGCATTTCCGCTTCGAGGTCCGCTCGATATGGCGCGTCGGCTAGGATACGCAGGCCCTTCGTGGCGATGAGCCCTCGAAAAGACTGCGCCATGACGGCCTTGTCAGCCCTCGGCGTGAATTGCTCCCGAGCGACGAAAGCGTTGCGGGCGTTCATCTCACGCAGCAGAAATGGCCCTACGCCGCTCTTTATTTGCCCCGATTCTTCCGCCCATCCCATCGGCTTCCACTTGATGACAAGATCGCAGAACGCGTCGACCCACTCGTCAGCCGCCGCCTGCTTGCGCCAGAGGTCCACGACCCACGGATTGCCGTCAGGATCGATCCCGAGCACCGCATGGACCGTGTAATCGCCGCCGCCCGCTGTGACGGCATAGTCGGACCCGCCGTAGATCCGCAGGCTGTCCTTAGGCGGAAGTTGCGTGACGGGAATGAGCCATTCGCGCTTGAAATAGTCGCCAGTGTCGGGCGTCGGCTCTTGCTGATAGAGCGCCTGCCATGTGCGCGGATCGCCAGCGAGTTCGGACTTCCGATCACGAAGGAACCTACCATAATCGTAGCCGGTCGGATCATCCCAAAGCATTGTGCCAATTGGCCTGCCAAGAGGGTCGCTTTCCCGCCCAAGGCTTTCGGCCCGGACTTTCAGCCTCCGATATGGCCTGCCGATTGCGTCGAGTTGCGCTACAAGCCGCCCGGCAAGATCGTCCTCATGAAATCGCTGGTGCATGATGACGCGCCGCGCACCGGGCTTGAGACGCGACGAGAAATCAGACGTGTACCACTCCCAAACGCGGTCTCGAATCCGCCTGCTTTCCGCATCCTCACGCGACCCAAACGGGTCGTCGATTATTCCAAGATCGCCGCGAAATCCCATAATGCCAACGCCGACGCCGACCGCGTAATACTCGCATCCGTTCGTCGTCGCCCATCGGTATGCCGCGGAACTGTCGCCAGCGAGACCATATCCAAGCACCGGGCTGGCTTCTGAAACAAGGTTTCGCGTTCGCCTTCCCCATCGCTCGGCAAGTTCGCTCGAGTGCGAAGCGGATATGACGTTCCATCCCTTGTTTCTCGCAATCGCCCAAGTCGGGAACAGGTAGTTCACATATGTCGACTTGGCCGAACCTGGAGGCATTTCGATAAGCAGGATTTCCGTCTCACCGCGCTCGACTGCCTCTAACTCGCCAATGAGCAAAGCGTGATGAGCGGCGGGCTTGAATCCTTGGCTATCCGCAAATTCAGTTAAGCTTCCCCGGACGCGGCGGCGGCGTAATATCTCCCGTGCGGCCCGTTGCTGCGATTCTGTATAGCTCATCGTCGCTCATGTCTGAGAAATCGCCCGGCTTGCCATTTTCTCTCTTCTCGACGATCAAGCCGGCAACCTTGCCCTTGCCCATTGATGCGGAAATCATCGCGGCGGGTTGCCGAAGTTCCTCAGCGAGCTTTCGCGCGGTTTCCAACTCAGCGAGTAGGCTTTCGACCGTCACCTCGGCGCGTTTCGCCCCCTTGTTTTGAAGCTCTACAATTCTGGCGCGTACCTTAACGTCCCTTAGCATTCTGGACGCGCTTGCGTCAGCGGCCGGAATCGATCTTACGCTATATCCCGCGCTTTTGTAAGCGTCCCGGCCGTTGAGACCCTTAACAATCGCTTGAGCGAACAATTCCTGTCTGGCGTTATCCAATGCGGACATGTCTCTGCCTATCACGGTATTCGATATGACGACATGCCTTGGGGGGGTCGACGGGCTTGCCAGAGATTTGAGCTTCGTCCATCGCCTCTCGCCAGCACAAGCACGGCGTGTTGATGTCACACATATCGCCTTCGGCTTCCCCTTCCGGGATTGAGTGGCGGTCGCGAGACGGGCGATTCACATGCACTCCGAATAAATCCAGGCTTCCGCATTTGCTCGTCATGCGACCGGCGTACCCTACCGGCGTGGCGCTATCGAATGCGGCGTTATTTGCGCGGTCCGCCTGGGAAGACGCCGCGGGAGCGAGCGCCACGACGAACTAGAAACTGGTTGCGCAGGACAGATTCGAACTGTCGGCCTTCTGGTTATGAGCCAGACGAGCTACCGGGCTGCTCCACCGCGCACTAGGGACCGTGGCGGCTTCGACACAGGAACTCAACCTGCCGCCCCGCACGAAGGATCGATCCAAAGGGGGCATGGACCGAGCTTCGTCTTCGCTAACCCGATGACGGAATTGCCGTTTCCGGCACGACCTAATCGGGCAACGTGTTGAACAATATTGCTTTGCGAGCGCGTCGTCAATATCCGTTTCGGGCTTCGCACCGCGAAACTATTTTTCATTCGGCGCTTGACTTTATGCGGCATTTGCCGCATACCAAATCATCGAAACGGAGCAAGCAAATGACCAAAACTCGCAAAATCGACCTCGCCCCGGCAATGGCCGCTATCTGGGGCATTTCGGAACCCGCCGCCCGCATTCGCGAAACAATGCTCGAAACGACCGATAGCTTCCGCGAGACCGACGCGGACGGGAATGAGTGGGCGCAAATCTATCTCGACAACGCCATCCCGACCGGCATGAGCCGCCGATCTTTCGCTGGCTACCTCCGAGCGCTCCAGCGAGCTGGCCTTTACAAAACCCAAGGCGACGATTGCTTCGGCATGGTCCGCATCTGACACTAAACCGGAGCCCTTCGGGGCTCCTAACCAGGAGAATGAAAATGACTAAAGACGAAGCTGCTGAGAACCATGACCGCCGCGTTAGGTTCTGGTACGCAAAATTCTACCAAGACGGGGTTTGTTCCGACCCTGTCGGCTGGGCACACTGCTGGCGGGCCGCCCAGCAGCAGTATTGGGAAGACCTGCGAGCCGCCTAACTCAACCGGAGCCCTTCGGGGCTCCTAACCAGGGGAATGAAGATGACT